TGCCGGGAGGGAGAACCTCTGTATTTTATCAGCGAAAAAATAGTTTACGATCGTAAAAATCTGCATATCATGATAAGAGTGGTTACATTGCCACGCTGCTTAACCCGCCGATGCGCGGGTTTTTTTGTACCCAGAATCCTGTGAGCTATACGGAAAGTACACAGAAAGGAAGGTGCGACCACAATTAATAACAAAATCTTAAAAATTGCACATGGCACTATTAGTTTTCTAAATATTGTGTATTTTTTGTATTGCAGGATGACCCTGTAACGAAGTTTGCGTAACAGCATTTTGCTCTACGAGTTTGCCAGCCTCCCCCAGTGGCTGGCTTTTTTATGTCCGTAACATCCTGTGTATCAATAAATGTTGTTGTCTACGTACGTCAAGTAGTCGCATGAGATCTGACCAGATATGTTAAGGTTGCAGCTCTCTTTGAATATAATTATCATTTTCATTACGTTATTGTTACGTTTATCCGGTGCGCCGTAAAACGCCGTCCTTCAGGGGGTGGAGGATGTCAAGAATATAGTTATCGTATGGTGCTCAAGGAGTATTGTGTAATATGAAAATAATTATTTTTAGAGTGCTAACTTTTTTCTTTGTTATCTTTTCAGTTAATGTGGTTGCGAAGGAATTTACCTTAGACTTCTCGACTGCAAAGACGTATGTAGATTCGCTGAATGTCATTCGCTCTGCAATAGGTACTCCATTACAGACTATTTCATCAGGAGGTACGTCTTTACTGATGATTGATAGTGGCACAGGGGATAATTTGTTTGCAGTTGATGTCAGAGGGATAGATCCAGAGGAAGGGCGGTTTAATAATCTACGGCTTATTGTTGAACGAAATAATTTATATGTGACAGGATTTGTTAACAGGACAAATAATGTTTTTTATCGCTTTGCTGATTTTTCACATGTTACCTTTCCAGGTACAACAGCGGTTACATTGTCTGGTGACAGTAGCTATACCACGTTACAGCGTGTTGCAGGGATCAGTCGTACGGGGATGCAGATAAATCGCCATTCGTTGACTACTTCTTATCTGGATTTAATGTCGCATAGTGGAACCTCACTGACGCAGTCTGTGGCAAGAGCGATGTTACGGTTTGTTACTGTGACAGCTGAAGCTTTACGTTTTCGGCAAATACAGAGGGGATTTCGTACAACACTGGATGATCTCAGTGGGCGTTCTTATGTAATGACTGCTGAAGATGTTGATCTTACATTGAACTGGGGAAGGTTGAGTAGTGTCCTGCCTGATTATCATGGACAAGACTCTGTTCGTGTAGGAAGAATTTCTTTTGGAAGCATTAATGCAATTCTGGGAAGCGTGGCATTAATACTGAATTGTCATCATCATGCATCGCGAGTTGCCAGAATGGCATCTGATGAGTTTCCTTCTATGTGTCCGGCAGATGGAAGAGTCCGTGGGATTACGCACAATAAAATATTGTGGGATTCATCCACTCTGGGGGCAATTCTGATGCGCAGAACTATTAGCAGTTGAGGGGGTAAAATGAAAAAAACATTATTAATAGCTGCATCGCTTTCATTTTTTTCAGCAAGTGCGCTGGCGACGCCTGATTGTGTAACTGGAAAGGTGGAGTATACAAAATATAATGATGACGATACCTTTACAGTTAAAGTGGGTGATAAAGAATTATTTACCAACAGATGGAATCTTCAGTCTCTTCTTCTCAGTGCGCAAATTACGGGGATGACTGTAACCATTAAAACTAATGCCTGTCATAATGGAGGGGGATTCAGCGAAGTTATTTTTCGTTGACTTAGAATAGCTCAGTGAAAATAGCAGGCGGAGATTCATAAATGTTAAATACATCTCAATTCAGTCAGTTGTTGCCGGTCTGATAATAGATGTGTTAGAAAATTTCTGCATGGTGAATCCCCCTGTGCGGAGGGGCGACTGGTGAACGGTATGATCTCTTTGATGATCGTAAGCGAGAATACGCGGGTTTGGTGGCACCAGGCCGAACTCACCGGGAGGCACCCGGCACCATGCAATGGCACATAGCGCCACTCTCCAGCCCCTCTCCGGAGGGGCTTTCTTATGGACAAAAAAAGCCCGCGCAGGGAGACGCTGGCGGCAAGGAATAAACAACAAAACGTGAAGTAATATTTCAGCTGGCGAATAATATCCGACAGTAATCACTCTGCGCAATAGCGCGGCCTATTCGCTCAAACAACTGTTACGGTCAGGTATCCCGTCGCGACCAGGAGAGTGCGCTGGCGTGCTGGGGAATTGACAGATAAGCAGAATATTTTGCTGAAAAATGCGGTTTGCTCACACGGACGGATAACACGAAATCCTGCGAACTGACAAAAACTAAGTGAATAAAAGTAAAAACCCCGTTTGTTGGCTGCAAGCGGGGTTTTGTGTTTCCTGACTCTGGAAAAGTCAAAGGAGAAAGTGTGTTTGATTTTAGCAAACTGATTCGGGAGATTCGAGTGATGGCTGAAAAATTATCTACCTGGAAGTTCATTCTTATCTGGCTGGTGTTTGTGATTATGGTCTCCGGTTATTTCATCGGTCAGATACGCTGGTGGTGAAATGAACCGCGTACTGTGTGTGGTCATCATTGCCCTGCTGGTGGCCTGTGGTGCGCTTAGTCTGGGGCTGAATCATTACCGTGATAACGCCATCACCTACAAAGCGCAGCGCGATAAAAAAGCCAGAGAGCTGGAGCTGGCAAACGCAACCATTACTGATATGCAGGTGCGCCAGCGCGATGTTGCTGCGCTCGATGCAAAATACTCAAGGGAATTAGCTGATGCGAGAGCTGAAAATGAAACTCTGCGTGCTGATGTTGCCGCTGGTCGTAAGCGCCTGCGGATCAACGCCACCTGCTCCGGTACCGTGCGTGAAGCCACCGGCACCTCCGGCGTGGATAATGCAACCGGCCCCCGACTGGCAGACACCGCTGAACGGGATTATTTCATCCTCAGAGAACGGTTGATGACAATGCAGAAGCAGCTGGAAGGGGCGCAGGACTATATCCGCACTCAGTGCCTGAACTAAGTTTTGCTGATGCGTCGTATCGTCGCTGTATTCCCTCATTAACAGAGACCGCAGCCCGACAGGGAGACTACTCTGCGCGAGTGTGCGGGGATAATCAAAAACGATACACACCGGGGTTTACCGCGTAAACGGAGCGCGGCGTTGTCCCCTCATAGTCGCCTGTCCGGTGCGATGGTGGAAGAAACCGGACTACATTACAAATGATAACCATTATCATTTTTGCGGGTCCTCCTGGTGGGGTGGGTCTGAACACGGGGCGGGCGGCGCGGAAAAAGGCGCATTTTTTGATTTTTATGGCACCATCACCACCAGTGTAAGTTGTTGATATATAGAAAAATAAAAATTTTTAGTGTCGAATCTGGTTGTTTTTTGTTCATCACTGGTGTGTGTTTACATAATTTTCAGGGGGAGTTATGGATCGTGAATTAAAAAATCTGCATCTGAATATTTCCCAACTGGCCGCATTATCCGGTGCTCATCGACAGACTGTTGCGGCTCGGGTAAAAAACATAAGCCCAGCCGGTGGTCATGAGAGCAATCTCAAACTGTACCGACTGACAGATATCCTTGCCGAGCTGATGAAAGCTCCTCTGCCTGTAGATAACGAGGAAATGGATCCTCATGCGCGTAAAGCATGGTACCAGTCAGAACGTGACCGACTGAAATTTGAGCAGGAAACTGGTCAGCTTGTGCCAGTCAGTGATGTCAGGCGGTCCTTTTCTGTCGTGGTGAAAGCGATAGTTCAGGTACTGGAAACCTGGCCTGACCGGCTGGAGAGGGACAGGGGGTGGACCGCATCACAACTGAATGAAGTACAGATTGTGGTTGATGAGATCCGCGACACACTGGAAAAGGCAGTCATTGACTGTTGTGATGAGGCCGATATGTGAATCAGGTGAACGAGAGCCATAGCCGCGCATCCGATATCTGGCGCGAAGTGGCCTCGCTGTTTCGCCCACCCAGCCGGTTACCAGTAGCGGAAGCCATCAGGCGTTATATGCGGGTTCCACGGGGAGCCAATACTTCCGGTCCGTGGGAGTCATCGCTGACGCCCTATATGATTGACCCCATTAATACATTATCAGCCCGTGAATATGACGCGGTGGTGTTTGTGGGACCTGCGCGAACCGGGAAAACCGAAGGGCTGATTGATGGCTGGATTGTGTACGGCATCATCTGTGATCCGGCGGATATGCTGGTGGTGCAGATGACTGAGACGAAGGCGCGTGAGCATTCCAGAACGCGTCTTTCCAGGACGTTTCGCCACAGTCCGGAGGTCAGCAAGCGCCTCAGTCCTTCCCGTAATGACAACAACGTCCACGATAAAATGTTTCTTGACGGCTCCTTCCTGAAGATTGGCTGGCCGTCGATCACCGTCTTTTCCTCTTCGGATTACCGTCGTGTGGCGCTGACGGATTATGACCGTTTCCCTGAAAACGTGGACGGGGAAGGGGATGCCTTCACGCTGGCCTCAAAGCGTACCACCACCTTTATGTCCTCGGGGATGACCCTGGTCGAGAGTTCACCGGGGCGGGATATCACCGATACCAAATGGCGTTGTGGTGGCGCACATGAGGCACCGCCAACAACGGGGATCCTGTCACTGTATAACCGGGGAGACCGCCGCCGGTGGTACTGGCCGTGTCCGCACTGCGGGGAATATTTTCAGCCGGTGATGGATAACATGACCGGATACCGGAATAACCCGGATTTTGTGGCTGCCGGTCAGGCTGCCCGTCTGATGTGTCCGCATTGTCGCGGGCTGATTGCCCCTGAGCAGAAACGCGAACTGAATAACCAGGGGATCTGGCTTCGTGAAGGTGAACGGGCGGCGGCGGACGGCAGTATCACCGGAACGCCACGAAACTCCCGGATTGCGTCATTTTGGATGGAGGGGCCAGCTGCGGCGTTTCAGACCTGGGAACAACTGATTTTTAAACTGCTGGCGGCAGAAGAAGAGTATGAGCGAACCGGCAGTGAAGAGACCCTGAAAGCGGTGGTGAACACCGATATCGGACGACCCTATCTGCCCCGTTCAGCCACGGAACAGCGTAAAAGTGAACTGCTTGAACAGCGTGCCGAGCCGTTTCCCCGGCGATCTGTGCCGGATGGTGTGCGTTTTATTGAGGCAACGGTTGACGTACAGGGCGGTAAAAATCGCCGTTTTGTTGTGCAGATCACCGGATACGGAGAGCAGGGGGAACGCTGGATTGTTGATCGCTACAACATCCGGCATTCACTGCGCTGCAGTCCCAACGGTGAAAGTCTGCCGGTTGATCCGGCGGCATATCCGGAGGACTGGGATTTGTTGCTGACGGATGTGTTCCATAAAACATGGCCGCTGGCTTCTGATCCGGATGTGCGCATGCGTCTGATGGCCATGGCGGTGGATACGGGAGGGGAAGCCGGGGTGACAGATAACGCCTATCGTTTCTGGCGTCGTTGCCGGAGTGACGGACTGGGCAACAGGGTGTTTCTGTTCAAGGGGGATGGACTTCGCCGTGACAGGCTGATTAACCGAACCTTCCCGGATAATACCGGCAGAAGTGCCCGCCGTGCCAGAGCCAGTGGCGATGTCGCGCTGTGGCTGGTTCAGACGGATGCGTTTAAGGATCGTGTAAATAATGCCCTGTGGCGTGACACACCAGGGCCGAACTATATCCACTTTCCCGACTGGCTGGGGCGGTGGTTTTACGATGAGCTGACCTATGAAGAGCGCGGCAGTGACGGAAAATGGCGAAAACCGGGCAGGGGCGCTAACGAAGCGTTTGACCTGCTGGTTTATGCGGATGCGCTTGCCGTTCTGCATGGTTACGAAAAGATCCGCTGGCCCTCCGCACCGGACTGGGCACAGCGGGAAACGTGGCTCGTCTTCCCGCAGGAGCGTTCTGGTGAAACGGTATCCCCGGAACTGACGGCCGGGGCAGAAAAACGCCGTCGCCGGAAGAAAAAACTGCGGACGGAGCGTGCGGAAGATAATCCATGGATAACATCAGGAGGCTGGTTGTGAGCACAGAAGAAGCCAGAGAAATGATACAGCGGTACCGTGAAGCGGAAATAGCCGTACTGGAGGGAAAGTCTGTCACCTTCAACGGGCAGCAACTGACGCTGGAAAGCCTTTCTCAGATCCGCGCCGGACGTCAGGAGTGGGAACGCAGGCTTGCCGCGATGGTGAGCCGCAGGCGGGGAAAACCGGGATTTAAACTGGCGAGGTTTTAATGGCAATTATTGATGATGTGATCGGCGTGTTTTCCCCCGGGTGGAAAGCAGCCAGACTGCGTTCAAGGGCGTTAATCATGGCCTATGAGGCGGTGAAACCGACCCGGACACATAAAGCCCGGCGGGAAAATCGCTCTGCTGATCAGCTCAGTAAATACGGTGCGGTTTCCCTGCGGGAGCAGGCCCGTTTTCTGGATATCAATCATGACCTGGTGATTGGTGTGTTTGACAAGCTGGAAGAGCGGGTGATTGGTGCCAGGGGAATTATTGTGGAGCCTCAGCCATTACGAAAAAACGGGGAAATGGCGGCTGAGCTGGCTGCGGATATCCGCCGTTTGTGGGCTGAATGGTCCGTGAGTCCGGATGTGACAGGGCAGTATACCCGTCCTGTGCTTGAACGTTTACTGCTGCGGACCTGGCTGCGGGATGGTGAAGTGTTTGCGCAGATGGTCAGTGGTGCGGGAAACGGTCTGGAACGGACGGCGGGAGTGCCATTCTGGCTTGAGGCGATGGAGCCGGATTTTGTTCCCATGCGCACTGATGAATCCGCCGGACTGAATCAGGGGGTTTTTCTTGATGAGTGGGGAAGACCGAAAAAATATCTGGTTTATAAAAATTATCCGGTCAGAGGCCGGCAGAGTGATACGAAAGAAATCGCTGCCGGAAAAATGATCCACCTGAAGTTCACTCGTCGTCTGCATCAGACGCGAGGCTCATCCATGTTATCGGGGGTGCTGATGCGGATCAGTGCCCTTAAGGAGTATGAGGATGCGGAACTGACAGCGGCGCGTATTGCTGCGGCGCTGGGACTGTATATCCGTAAAGGTGACGGACAGGACTATGAAGATCCGGGGAGCAAAGAGACCGAGCGGGAAGTCCATATCACCCCGGGTATTATTTATGACGATTTGCGCAAGGGCGAGGATATCGGCATGGTCAAATCTGACCGTCCCAATCCCAACCTTGAAACTTTCCGCAACGGCCAGTTGCGTGCAGTGGCAGCAGGCAGTCGTCTGAGTTTTTCCAGTGCGGCGCGTAACTATAACGGCACCTACAGCGCCCAGCGGCAGGAGTTGGTCGAGTCCACGGATGGTTACCTGATCCTGCAGGACTGTTTTATTGGCGCGGTAACCCGCCCGGTGTACCGGACATGGCTGAATATGGTGGTTGCGGCAGGTCTGCTGAAAATTCCGGCGGATGTGGAGATGAAAACGCTATATAACGCGACGTATTCCGGTCCGGTGATGCCGTGGATCGACCCGGTTAAGGAAGCTGAAGCCTGGAGAATTCAGATCCGGGGTGGTGCAGCGACAGAATCTGACTGGGTGCGTGCTGGTGGGCGCAATCCGGATGAGGTCAAACGTCGCCGCAAGGCTGAAATTGATGAAAACAGCAGACTGGGGCTGGTCTTTGATACTGACCCCGTCAACGACAAAGGAGGCAACAGTGCCGGAACTGAACGACAGTATCAGCGCGACACCGAAAGCCAGCATGAAGAATAAATCCTGGTTCAGGATGCAGGCTGGGGGGCCGGGTGACGCGGATATTTATATTTATGACGAGATTGGTTTCTGGGGAGTTACCGCGAAGCAGTTTGTCAGCGAACTGAATGCACTGGGTGATATCACCCACATTAATCTCCATATCAATTCACCGGGTGGCGATGTCTTTGAAGGCATCGCCATTTTTAATGCCCTGAAAAATCAGGGGGCGACCATTACCGTGTATGTGGATGGCGTTGCCGCCTCGATGGCATCTGTGATTGCGATGGCCGGTGATACGGTCATTATGCCGGAAAATGCCTTCATGATGATCCATAAGCCATGGGGATTCAGTGGCGGGGATGCTGAGGATATGCGCAGTTATGCCGATTTGCTGGATAAAGTCGAATCGGTACTGTTGCCAGCCTATGCGCAGAAAACCGGAAAAACCACCGATGAAATTGCCGCCATGCTGGCGGATGAAACCTGGATGTCCGGTGCCGAATGTCTGGCACACGGATTTGCTGACCAGGTGACACCCGCTGTTGAGGCAATGGCATGTATTCAGTCAAAACGTACAGAGGAATTTAAAAAGATGCCGGAATCCATCCGAAACATGATTACTCCGCCACGCAACAGTGCCCCGCGTGATACCACAGTGACAATCCCTGCACCGGCGGTAACAGAACCATCACCGGTACCGGCAGTGTCTGATGAGGCGACCATTCGCGCCCGCGTTATGGCTGAGCAGAAAGCCCGCATGTCAGGCATTAACGATCTGTTTGCCATGTTCGGCGGTCGCTATCAGACGCTTCAGGCACAGTGCGTGGCTGATCCTGACTGTTCGCTGGAAATGGCCCGTGAACGTCTGCTGAATGAAATGGGCAAGGAGTCCTCGCCGACCAACAAAAATACACCGGCCCATATTTATGCCGGAAACGGCAATTTTGTGGGGGACGGGATCCGCCAGGCGATGCTGGCCCGTGCCGGATTTGAAAATGTCGAGAAGGATAACGCCTATAACGGGATGACCCTGCGTGAATGGGCTCGCATGTCACTGACGGAGCGCGGTATTGGGGTGGCCAGTTATAACCCCATGCAGATGGTCGGGCTGGCGCTGACGCACAGCACCTCTGATTTTGGCAATATTCTGCTGGATGTGTCGAACAAGGGGCTGATCCAGGGCTGGGAGGAATCAGAAGAAACCTTCCAGAAGTGGACCCGTAAGGGACGCCTGTCAGACTTCAAAACAGCGTATCGCGTGGGGATGGGCGGTTTTGGTTCTCTGCGCCAGGTTCGTGAGGGGGCGGAGTATAAATACATCACCACCTCAGATCGCAAGGAGACCATTGCACTGGCCACTTACGGGGAGATTTTCTCCATCACCCGCCAGGCCATTATCAATGATGATCTGAATATGCTGGTGGACGTGCCGATGAAGATGGGGCGTGCGGCGAAGGCAACGATTGGTGACCTGGTCTACAAGGTGCTGACGGATAACCCGAAACTGTCCGACGGTAAGGCGCTGTTCCATGCCGATCACAAAAATATTGCCACCGGGGGGATCTCCGTTTCCGGACTGGATGCGGCCCGTCAGATGATGCGCCTGCAGAAAGAAGGCGATCGTGCCCTGAATATCCGTCCGGCCTTTATGCTGGTACCGGTGGCACTGGAGACGGTGGCGAACCAGACCATCAAATCGGCCAGTGTGAAAGGGGCGGATGCAAACGCCGGTGTCATTAACCCTATCCAGAACTTTGCTGAGGTGATTGCAGAAGCGCGTCTTGATGCGGCAGACCCGAAAACCTGGTATCTGGCGGCGGCACAGGGCACTGACACCATTGAAGTGGCCTGGCTGGATGGTGTGGACACGCCATACATTGATCAGCAGGAAGGTTTCACCACTGACGGCATTGCCACAAAAATCCGTATTGATGCCGGAGTGGCACCACTTGACTGGCGCGGGCTGGTGCGTTCGTCGGTGGCCTGATAACCGCGTTATCACAATCACTGCCCGAAAGGGCTTTTTTTATGCCTGAAAAACAGCCCCACAGGGGCTGTCCGGAGAAACAGCATTATGGCGAAAAATTTTGTACAGGACGGTACCACCATTGAACTGGTGAATGCCGGAGATCAGACCATCCTGAGCGGTGCTGCGGTGGTGGTCGGCAGTATGGTGGCCGTGGCCATTACCGATATTCCTGCCGGTGAGGCCGGTGACGGTTTTGCCGAAGGCGTGTTCCTGCTGCCCAAACAGTCTGCTGACGACATTCAGTCCGGCGCGGTGGTTTATCTGAAGGACGGGGTTGTGCAGTTGGCTGCCGACGGTGCGGTGGCCGCGGGGGTAGCCTGGGAAAATGCCCCTGCAAACAGCGCCACTGTGGCGGTAAAAATCAATGTCTGATCTGTTTACGCGAATGTGTTGCCGGATGGACGTGGCGACCGTTCGGATGATGGGCAAACAGGCGGAGATTAACGGCGTCGTGTACGACGTGATGCCGGAGGAAGAGTCCGCGGAGATGGGGGCGCTTTCGGGCAGCCAGTTGTCACTGGTGGTGTTTTCAGCCCGGTACCGTCCGGCCCGTCATGATGTTGTTGTGTTTGAGGGCCGCACACTGACGGTGACCCGTTATGACACGTACAACGGTAAACCCCGGATTTTTGTCGAACAGGAATGAGTATGGCAATAAAAGGTCTGGCGCAGGCCATGAAAAATCTGGATGCAATTGACCGCCGTGCCGTTCCCCGGGCTGCCGCCACGACACTTAACCGTGTGGCGGAGTCCATCATCGCGAAAACGGCCTCTTCGGTTGCCAGGGAGCTGGCGGTTCCGCGCCGTCTCATCCGTGAGCGTATCCGCCTGCAACGGGCCAGCGCAGACAGGGTTTATGCGAAGGTCATCATCAACACCGGTAATCTGCCCGCCATAAAACTGGGGACGGCCAGCGTGCGGCTTTCCCGCAGAAAGCGACGAAAGAAAGGCGAGCGTTCGGTCACGAAAGGCGGTGGCAGTGTGCTGATTGTGGGGAAAAGACGGATCCCGGATGCCTTTATCACCCGGCTGGCTAACGGACGCTGGCATGTGATGCAGCGTATGCCGTGGGCATCATCGTCCACCGGCGCTGACAGCAAAGGGAGGCCGAAACGCCACCGTCTGCCGACTGAAGTGGTGAAGATTCCGACTGCCGGACCGCTGGCAGAAACCTTTGAACGTGAACGGGACCGGATGTACCGGGAAAAATTACCGGCGCAGATGATGAAAGCCATGACGCATCAGTTACGTCTGGTGCTGAAAAGAAAATGACTGGGAGGGTGTATGAAACACCGTGAAATACGGGCGGCAGTTCTGTCTGCCCTGAAAGAAAATATTTCTGAGAGGGTGAGCTGGTTTGACGGTCGCCCGGTTTTTATTGATGAACAGGATGAACCGCCCCGGGTTTCCTGGAGAGTGTTTTATCTGTGAACTCAGGCTGCCAGATCATCGTTTCCGATGGAAGCATAATAAGCTTTTTCTGCTTCTGCCGGAGGAGTATGGCCCAGCCTTCCCAGCAATCGTCGATTGTTATACCAGTCCACCCACGTTAGTGTGGCCAGTTCCACTTCTGCACGGTTTTTCCAGCTCTTACGGTGTATTACCTCCGCTTTGTAAAGACCATTGATGCTCTCAGCCATCGCGTTGTCATACGAGTCGCCTGTACTCCCTGTTGATGCCA